TAATAATTTAACAGCCTCTCCATCACCACCTCCGCCAAATGGACTTGTAGCACCTATAATAATGTCATCTTTGCGGAATTTTTGGACTGGTTGGCCTGGTCTTGATATAAAGTCTGCTGCTTCATCCCCACCAAATAGATCTACTGCTGTTTTACCTACAGATGAAACATCTACATTATCTGCAATTGTTCCCGCTACCCATCTACCTAAAGCATCACCTGCAATACCACCTAAGAATGTACCTATACCAGGGACAGGAATTAATGATCCTAAAATACCTCCTACTATACCACCTCCTAAACCTCCTACAGCTTGGAGTGACTTTTTACCTACTTCCTGATAATCTATAGTTCCATCTAATGTGCCTGCTGCTGCATTTTTTACTTCCATACCCGCTATAATAGCTGAAATAGCTGTTCCTAGAATAGGAATCTTTTTTAAAAGTTTACCTACACCACCTCCTTTAAAGAAACCTTTAATAGCATTCATAGGATTTAATGATTTAACTCCTGAAACTACTGAACCTGCAAGTTTGGATACTCCTCCCAATAAACCTTTTCCTGCACCTTTTATCATACCCATTAATCCACCACCTCCAGCTTTTGCTGCACCTCCTGCAACTGTTGAAGCTGTTCCTGTAACTGCTTTAACGGCATCATCCGCAGCTCCCCCCATTTTACTTAACCCTCCTGTTATTTTTGAAATAGTATTACTGATTGTTTTGAAGGGATTCATTAATGCTTTTACACCATCTAATAATTTTCCACCAGTTAGTATACTTCCAAACTTTGCAGCCATGATTGAAATTTGCTCAATGTTACCCATTATAAAATCAAATATGCTATGGATAGTATCTAAGATAGGAATCATTTTAGCAAATACATCACTCATTTGCTCCATTACTTGCTCTTGCTTTTCTTGGAGAGTAAGGTTTCTTTGCTGTTGTACTAATTCTTCAGCTCCTTTTGTTTTCTTTAATTCTTCTAATGCTAATTTTCTTTCATCAGCATCTTCAATTTTATTAATTTGCTCTAACCTTTGCTTAATAGCATCATTCATACTATCAGCATTAATCCCTTCCATTTTATTTAAATTAGCTAGTGCTGACTTTTTAACAAACATATCTGCCATAGATTCACGAGTCATACCCATTGCTTTAGCAATGCCCTCTTGCTCGATTCTATTCATATCCGCAAACTTTGCTTGAGTAATACCTTGTTTTTGAAGTTCTTTACCAAGTCCCACTAAATCTCCATCTAAAGCAAATTGTCTTGCTTTTTCTAAGTTAAGGTCCTGGCCTAATAATAATTCAGCTTCTAACTCATTAGCAATAGATTGTTCGAAGTCTAATAATCCTCCAGCAATGTTATCTAATTCACCCATACTTAAACCCATTTTTTTAGCTTGGAATGCTGCTTCTGCTAAATTTTGTCCTTGGGCTTTGGTTGATAATTTAACAGCATTAGATACATTACTTACATCTTTTAAAATAGCTTTATAGTCTATTGCTGTGTCGTTCTGTGCATTTAAGACTTTAACAGTACCTATAGCTTCTTCAGTAAATTCAGTAGTGTTTTGACCCGCAGCTAAAGTAAATTCTGCTAATTTTGAAGCTTCAGCTCCACTTACCCCTAATCGTTTAGTAAGAGTATTAAATGTAGTTAAGGTTTGAGCAGAAAGCATAGAAGTTGTACCTAATGCTTGGTTAACTTCCGTTAAAGATTCAGCAAGATTACTAGCTGTAACTCCATTTATACTAGAGGCAGCTGTAACTAATTGGTTATTTAGTTTAAGTCCCTCTTTTCGGGACATTCCTAAATTACGACTTAAATTAACGGATCTTTCATCCGCACTTTTTAAACCTTTTACTAAAGCACCTATAAAGGCAGCAGATGCTGCTTTTGCTAAATCACCTGCTATTTCTTTAGAAGAAGCTGCAAGTGCTTCACCTGAATCGTTTGATTCAGCTAATTTTGAATTAAAAGTATCAGCCGCTCCCGCCATTCCCGAAAATACTTTTCCTAAAACTGGGATGTCTTGAGTTACATCGGATAATCCTTTAAATGGATTAGCCTTTTCCATTTTATCCGTAGTTTCAGAAATTTTTTCAAATTCTCCTCTTACGGCCTTTGCCGCATCTTCTTGTTCTTGGAGGGCTACTAATACTTCAACTAAAGCATCAGCTTCTTTTTCGGCCTCTTCTCCTCCTTCTGCAATTAATAAATTTAATAATTCTGAAAGATTATTAATTTTTGCTTGTCGAGCAGCCTGCTCTGCATCTAACTTAATAAGTTGCTTTTTAAACTTTTGGTTTTTATCTAATCCCTTTAGCTGGTCTTTAGTTAAGTTTTGTAGTTCTTTGGCTAAGTTTTTAGCAGTTGAACCAGACGCCAGAAATCCTTCTGCTGTGTCTCCTGTTAATTTAGCCGCTGATTTAGCTGCATCTCTAAGTTGTTTATCTACACCTAGTAAAGTCCTGCCTAGGATTTCAGCTTCCTCATTAACTTTTTTAAGGTTTGCTGCGTTTAAATTAGGATCAAATTCTGCCATGGTAATAAATATTCAAAGAAAAAAAGCGTCATTTCTTTGACGCCTTTTTCATAGTAGAAGTATATGTAGGTACTTTAGGTTTTGATTTTTGTTTAGCTTCATCACGAGCTGATCCTTTCAACCAGCTTTTTTCTGCTTGTTCTTTAGATTTATTATTTTTATCCTCGTAATGTTGTTTTATTTTTTGGAAAGTAAATTTTCTTAACCATGTAGGCATTGAATAAACATCATGCCAAGAATAACCTCCGTTGCCGTGAAATACAATTTCATGTATTTGGGTAAATAAATTCGCCCTAATTAGGGTTGCGGCATCAGAGGTCAGGCCAAAAAAAGCTCAAGCCAATTGGAAGTGATACTATTTCTTCATCACCCTCATCATTAAATACTATAACATCCATATCTACGTCTGGGTTTATGGTTTTATAGTATTTTCTAAACTCACGGATGTCTTTAGCTAAGAAATAGTTAGAAGTAAATTCTTTAATGTCCTTAGCTTCAGTAGAACCATTTATTGAGGTAATAGTTCTATAAAGTCTTACTGTTACATCATTAGAAGCTGTTTTACTTATTTTTTTAAGACTTTTTAATTCAGCATCAATTTTTCTTTCATCATGCCCTGTAAGGAATTTAAAGGTAACTTCATTTTTAGTGTGGGGTAACGTGTAAGAAAATTCATTTTCACCCCTTTTATATAAACTTTCGTCTATAGGTAAATTTTCTAAAACAGATAAATCAATTTCTTGACCTACTCCATTGTATGTAACGTCATACTTTGCTCCATACGCCAAAATACGTGCCGCTATCATAATAGCGTTTTTATCACCCGTTAGTAAATCATTATAATCAAATTTAGTTACAATCAGTGATTGAAGGAGTCGATCAATCACGGATCCATTTTTAATATAATTTTGATTAGTAAGGATGTCTTCTTCTTTAGCAGTCATGTATTTTATTTCGACTTTTCCTTCTGCTAAAGGGTGACCTTCGGGGTATAATAAGCCTTTGGAAGGCAATTCTATAACTTCTGTTGGTAGATTAAATTTATCACTCATTGTAAATAACTTTGTTTTGAATATAAATATATTAAAAAATAAGAGGAGCGCATTTCTGCGCTCCTTCTTTTTATTATTTTTGGCTTGTATTAGAAATTCAACACGCAGTAGTCCATATCTATTGTAAGGGTTAAATTGGTTGGGGTATCTACTGAATCATAATCGTAGTCTCCAAAGTTGGCTTCAGTAATTATGGCTCCTTTAATTACCCACTCACTTACTACATCACCTACAGGTCCTACTATGTCAAGAGTTAAATCTTTTTTATAGAAGTCAGAGTAACCATCTCTACCCGTTACTGATTCGTGACCTAAACGTACCCATTCCATTGCAGCTTGCGCTCCAGAAGGAGTAATTGGATCATAAAGAGTTAAAGTAATTGGGTTCCAAGTTGTTTTACCTTTAATTTTACGATATACGTTTATGTAATTAAGAGTAATTGCGTTTTGGGTAAGTGAAATTGCGCTTACACCCTTCACCATGTAGCTGGGGAAACCATCCACATACAGTATGAACCTATTTGCTTGTTTGGGTTCAAATGCTGTGAAGAAAATTTCGTTTGAATCTAATACTGCCATTGTTGTTTATTTATTAATAAATATTAGAATTTTTATTCTTTTAATTATTTTTGATTAATATCCACCTCCATTTGCTCCTCCTGTAGCTCCCCCTGCTTCAGGGAATGTTGCTCCAGTTGGTTGGACGTTAAAGTTAAGAATTATGAATTCTGCTGTTTTAGTTGGTTGTAAGTAAACTTGACCAACTAATTCATTTCTATCAATTACTGCAGGAGTATTAATAGATTCATCCATTACTACCTTAAACGCATATAAACCCTGTCTTTGTTGAACTGACTCTAAGTATGGGTTTACAACTGCTAAGAAATTATTTCTAGTAGCTACTGTGTTTTGTTCAAATACAACATTACCTGCTTGTTGATCCAAGAATTGTTTAATAGTAATTAATAATCTTCTAACATTAATACGATCTAATGCTGAGGCTTTAGATTGTAATGTTTTCTGACCAAATACTACAACTCCTGATCTTGGGAATACGGCAATTGGGTTAATTTTACCTTCGTATAAGGTATCTCTAGACGCCTTAGGTAATCCTTTTTGTGTTCTGACTACTGTTGGTAGTGAACCTCTATTTAATCCGGCAGGAGCAAACCAAGGTTCGCCTACTTTATCATTAAAGGCATAAACACCAGGTATAAAAGTTGAAGGTGGTGCCCATTTTAATCTACCAGTAGTAGGATCGCTACATAATAACCACGGGAAATATGTTGTAGCATACGAGTTATTAATTGTTTTAGCGGAATTTACAGCACTTGTAATATTAGCATTATCAGTATAATTTTGTAAATCAATTACTGCTAAAGCATCTGCTCTATCTTTAGTATTTGTTAAAAGAATATTTAATGCTGTTGAGTGATCACCATAATTTAATCCTGGGGCAGCAATTGAAGTGTAAGAGTAGTTAGGATCATTTAGTAAGTAAAATGATTGAGTAAAATCATTTTGGTTTACTCCTTCAGTATTTTCACTTGTTATGTCCTTACCAAATTTAGCATCTGCTATTAATTCACCTTCTCCTCCTGTCATTGATTGAGATTGGATTTGAGGGATACTTGCAGTTGAAGCTTGGCTTCTTATATTACCTTCACTGTCTGTGTAGTTTGCAGTGTTATCAATACTACCCTGATCTACAAAGATGTATCTACTACTGTTGGGGTAATCTCCTTCTACTTGTAAGTAAGGAGCTGTTGTACCAGAATCTCCAATAGTTACTGTTTGAGTACCAATTGCTTTACCTATGTAATCATTGTCAAACGGATCCAAAGATACGTTGTTAAATTGTTCTAATACAATTCTATTATTTAAATCATCATCTCCTCTTCTAACTAAAACATTAAATTTACCAGATGCAGTAGAAGCATTTTGAATTTCAACTCTAACATTTTCTTTACTTCCAGATTGTAATAAACCTGAAGTAGTAGGAGCGGTACCTCCATTATTTTGTTCAACTCCTTCAGAAAAGGTTTTTAATGTAAATGAATTTTGGAAATCACCAGCAGCTAATGTAAGTGTTAAATCAACACCTACATCAGCAGAACCACCAAATGATGCAGTTGGGAAAATAACTTGATCTCCTATATTAAGGTGTGATACTTGTGAGGTAATTGTAATTGATTCAACTACCGTAGCATTACTCATAGAAATAGAGGCAGTTACATTAAAGTTAGATGAACTTGCTACTAAAGCATTTGCTGTTACTGAGGAAGAAACAGCAGCAGCTGAACTTGTAGCTACTGTGGTAGCAAGTTTAC